ATGAAAACGCTAAAAGGGTGGGAGGAAACCACCATCCCAATATCTTTGGAAACTCTTCTCAAGTATCGGGCAATTTGTCTCAAGGAGTTCAAAATATATTTGGAAAGGGAGAAGGATAGTTTTGATCAAGGTTTCTTAGGGTTTGTTCCTCTTACCTTTACGGGGTTTTGGCTGGAAAAGAATAAGGTAGAACTCCCTCAAGGATTAAATTTGATGGAATTATTGTACGCTTCCTACCAAAAAATTTACGTTATGGATTATACCGGAATATGGAAACAACTTCCTATGTTGTACAAATTCCCGAAGGAAAGGGGGTGAAATCAGATGAAGACCAAAAAGAAAGTGGTAGAAGAGCCGACCAGAGCCGATCTTGAAAAGGAAGCGAAGTCCCTTGGCATCCAATTTGACCCCCCCGTTTCAGACGGAGGGCTGATGCTTCGGATCGCTCAATGGTACGCCATCAAGAGTTTTGAGAAGGGGAGGACAAAATGAAACTGACGATCATTTCCAAGTATTGGTCGAGAGTTTACGGAATGTGGTACGCCATCGTTTGGGATGGGGAAATGTATCGAACGATTCCCTACAATCTGGCCTCATAAAGGCCCAAGAGAAAGAAAGGAGAAGGGGATGGGCTACAAGAAGATTTCTCACAAGAGCAAGGAAGAAGGGAAGATCAAACGATGCTCGGAATGCCGGAAGTGTTACATCGCAGAGTTAGGGGATGAAACAAACACTTGTCCCTCCTGTATCGAACATCTGCTCCAGCCGTGCCCTCCATTGAAGGAGGTGGGATGATGACTGCTTATATTTTCGTAAAGTGCATGGATTGCGGATGGGAATGGGGGGAAACTGAGGATAGGATGAATATCGTCGTTACCCATCCCCTATGTTGTTCCAAATGTGGGTGCGTTGAGGTAGAAGAGGTGGGGGAAATCTGATGATAGCAATTAGGTATGAAGGCTCCCGTGTCCACAAACCCTGGGTGGTGGCAGAGGGGGAAATGAGACAGATTTGGCCAAATGATAAACCAACGTGGGAAACTGACCGGATTCTTGGAACTTATAATCTTCAAAAGGAAGCCGCTGAGGCTCTACTTTTCTATCATATTTATGGGAAGATGCCTGAGGAAAGAAAGGAGATAAGGGCATGAAGGATAAGATGATTTACGATATTCCAGAATGGGTGGGGAAGAGAATTCATCGTGAAGTAATTTTGGAAGGGAGGAAAAGGGGGTGATCAAGATAGAAGAGAGATCATACAGACCATCGAGGTACGTTCATTGGACGGAACAGGCCCCAGAGGTCTATTCCTTCCTTGAGACCAACTTCGGGAGTCCACCTGTTTTAAACGAGGAAGGGGCTGATCTTGTTCTACCGAACGGGACCAGGGTAGAGGTCAAAGCGGCAAAGGAATGGTGCGCTACGACACATTCAGGTGGCACCAGACGTAGGGGAAGATTTCAATTTCACGGGTACGAGGAATGTGATTACTTCCTGTTCGTTTTGGTCAGGGAGAACGGTCAGTTGAATATACATCTTGAAGAGTATATGACGGCTATTCAGAGATTTGGGATTAAGGGGAGTATCAACTGGAAAATGATTGCCCAATTTAACTAAGGAGGGGAAATTGAACGAAAGTCAAAAACAGGAGATAAAAGAAAAGATTCAAGAGGCCATACAAAATTTAAAAGAGGATTCAGACGCTTGGGATATTTTGAGTTATGTATACAGGGAATTATCTTTTGCAATGAATGATGAATGGAAGAGATTGTGCTTAAATGAAATAAAAATTGTAACTGGAAAGGGGATAAGAGGATGACCTATTCAAAAGAAATATCAGCTGAGTTAGTCGGTCAAGATGTAGCAGATGTTTCGGTGAAGATCAGATTTAAGGAGGAAAATGGTTCTCAAGAGCATGAGGTAGTGATCCTTCTCCCCAAGCCGAGGACTTCTCATCGAACCCGGCACCTTTGGTTCGAGCAGCCCTTGGGAGTACCGTTAAGTTGAGAAGGGGAAAAGGATTTCAACGTCGATCCACGATTGGGGAAGGGAGGTGAGAAAGTTAAAGAAGTGAAAGTGATAGAAATCCTGTAGTAGTAAGTAAGAGGCGGGCATTAAAAACGGAGGTGGTAAGAATGGGAAAAGCGGAGCGTTTAACGAAGTCCAACCTGACCTTGGTTCAAGGGACCAAGGAACTCACCCCGAAGGAGGGCGAAATCATGACGAAGGAAGATCTGAAGGCGGCAGTTGCGAAGTTGAAGGCAGATCAGAAGGCACTGAAGGATCGGATCAAGGCGGCTCGTGAGCAGGAGAAGGCGGCCAAGGCTGCGGCCAAGGCTGCAGGCCTGACCCCCGGTTACAGCCGGTCGGACGCCACCGCTGATTTCATCAAGGGGATGACCACCCCCTTGACGATGACGGAGATCGTGGACGGTTCCAATACCCTGTACGCCACGAAGAAGGCCAGCGAGAAGGCCAACAACCCAAAGGAAGCCAAGTCGGTGGCGGCTTCGGCGGTCCAGTTCCTGGTGGCGATGGGTTACATGACCAAGAACGGGGACAAGTTCAGCAAGGTGTAACCTGAATTGAACGGTGGGGCGTTGAAGGGTAGATATGTACCTCAGCTACCACAAAACCGGGATAAGGTGAGAGGTAAAATAACAAACCCCCGGACCCACCCTCTTATTGAAGAAAGGAGAGGACAATCAAAATTGATAGGTAGATAAGCAGTACGCCTTAAACATCAAGGAGGGCGCAATGACCGAGAGCAAGACTGCGACGAGAGAAAACTTTGCTGCACGTCCGTTCGTTTTACATTCCCTTGAAACTATCTACGCACCAAAGTTAAAAATGGTTCTTGTACCCATCGTTCGATTCCTCATCAAAAAATTCGATCTTCCCTTCTATCATCCTGATGAACTCCAAGCATGGGGACACTGCGGATGTTGCGGGAAATCCATATTCAATGAGGTATTCCCCAAATATTGGTCTTGGGGATTATGCGAAGAATGCCAAAAGGAGGATAAGATATGAAAAAAGGAAAATTTATCATTCTTAATTGGTGGGAAAAAGATGGGACAGATGCTATTCTGATAATTGTACCTACTATAGGAATTAACAAAATCTTTTCTACCAGAGAAGAAGCCGAAGAATATTGCAATACGGAACTTGATGGATTTTACAAAGTAATAGATTTGGAGGAGTGAATGAAAAGAAAAAGGAAACCAGAAGCAATAGTAACTGCAAGCATAAAAGGATCAAGCAAAAAAGTAACAATTGCTTGGTTCCCGTGGAAACATAAAGAAGGAGATGTTTGGTGGATACAGACTACTAGAATTGTTAAAAGAAAAAGGATAGCGGCACCCCTCATCCGTATAACTGACCAAACAATAGATGTATTATTGGAAACAATTCATAGAATGCGAACTCTTGGGGAATTCAAAGTAAAGAAGGAGAAAAATAAATGAAAGGCGAACTTCATGGTAGGGCTAAAGTAACAAGAAAACAAGTGAATTGGATAAGACGTACTTATCAACCCAATGTGAACTATCCAATATGAAGCAACTTTCGTCGCTTCAACATAGGATTTCCGGTTTCACAAGCACTAGCAAGGACAGAGGACTTGCGTCCTCTGCCTTGGCTAACGGTGCCTCCACCGGCAGTCACGGCGATCCCCGCCGCGATGAAACGTTGTGCCTCGTTTCTAATGTTCTTAGCGGCATTGATATCGCGGTCGTGAAGGGTTCCGCATTTGTCACATCGCCAAGAACGAATATTAAGAGGCATAGATCCTTGAACATGAAGACAAATAGAACATGCTTTGCTAGAAGGAAAGAAACGATTTACTTTAATGAAACCTTTCCCTTCCCTTTCAGTTTTGTATCTAAGAAACTCCACCAAAGTTCCCCATCCTACGTCACTGATAGCCTTAGCAAGTTTATGATTCTTCATCATACCTTTAACATGCAAATCCTCGACGGCGATGACTTGGTTTTCGTCAACAAGCCGACGAGAAATCTTGTGCAAATAGTCTTTCCTACAATTAGCAACTTTTTCATGGGCCTTCGCTACAATGATTCTGGCTTTGTTTCTAGATTTACTTCCTTTCATTTTACGAGAGAGTTTTTGTTGCTTCCTTTTCAAATTCTTTTCGGCCCTGATAAGAAATTTAGGATTATCAAATTTAGATCTGTCACTAGTGATAACAATATGAGTCAAACCCACATCAATTCCAATAACTTTTCCTTCAAAAGAAACCGAAGGAATTGGAATCCCGTTATCAGTCAATATCGAAGCAAAATATTTACCAGAAGGAACACGACTAACCGTAACTGTTTTAATTTTACCGACGATTTCTCTATGGATTACGGCTTTTACCAAACCTATTTTAGGGAGATACATTCTATCTTTAATAATTTTTACCCCTTGGGGATATTGGATAGATTGCTTACTTTTCTTCGATTTAAATTTGGGGTATTTTGCCCTACGTTCAAAGAAATTTATGAAAGCCCGAGACGTATTCAAACTTACATATTGCAATACTTGACTATGTGTTTCAGCAAGCCAAGGAAACTTTTCCTTGAGTTTAGGCAATCTAGCATTCAATTCATATTGCCCAAGACCTTTCCCCGTTTCTTGGTAAACTTTTTGGGTTTCTGCGAGGCTGTTGTTCCAAAGCCATCTAGCACACCCGAATGCTTTTGTAAGGGATTCTTCTTGCAAGGAATTTGGATAGATACGAATCTTGGTGGCGGTTAGCATGTATTTAGTATATATTAAATTTGTAAGAAGTAAAGAAATTTATTAATTAAATGGAAAGAAAGGAGGAATAATGGAAAAATATACAGTTGATCGAGTAATAGGCACCAAGTACTGTCTTGGTTGTGGGGGACTTATATCCCTGGAAGGATACACTATTCCAGAAGTAGCGAGCAGACTAACCAATGAAAAAGTATGCCAAAAAATGATTGCTATTCTAGAATTATCTGATAAGAAATGTGGTCATAATCTATTTTCCGAACCCAAATTTGAAGTTAAGATGAAGCAATACAAAAATTGGATAAACCCTCTTATGAAGAGGATGAGTAAATGAAAATTATTTTAACCAAATTTGAAGTAGTAGATGGAAACGTTCGATGGACTTGTCAACAGGAAAATTGTAGTCATTCCTCAGAATTCATGACGGTGGCTATTTTTCATCAACACGATACTCATAATTTTCCAATGGAAAATGTAAAATTGAGTGAAAATAATACTCAATTGATTATGTTCAAGAGAAATTGAAGGAGATGATGAAATGAAAAAAAGAGAGGTACCATCCGAGCATTTTTGTCGTATTTTAAACGTAAACGTGGATAATAAAAAGCTAACAGATGCAGAATTTAGACAAATGGTAAGAAACACCCTTCCAATAGTAATATTTGAAAGGCCAGAGGACGAGAAAAAATGATGGGGTTATTCGATACAGAACCGGAGGAGAAGAAACCTGAATCTTCCCCAGTTCTAGAATATCTGGAAAAATTTTTCAGATTGAATAATCTTAGGTATGACCAACTCATTGTACATGCTGTCGGAGATGAAAAGATAATAGGGATCATAGAAGTAACGGGATTGTCCAAGGCTATGAGTGGAATAGTATCCGCCACCATGTATTCCGATTTGGGATATGATAATTGGTACGAATTAGTAGATTATTTTTTGGAAAAGAAAGTGTGTGTAATAAATAGGAGCAGCATTATAACAAATTTACCTGAGGTATGTTTTGATCCCCCAAAAGCACCAACTATGTTAATGAGAAGGAGGTAATAATGGGATGGATAGGAAGTAAAGAAGAATTGATGAACGTATTAGCAGTTCACGGAGCCGATAAAGATGATGAAGGAAACTATTTGGTTTATGTAGATCCCCCTGTTTCCTTTTTGGGAATGGGGGAAGAGTGGGTAGTGAGTAATAAAACTGAAATTTCTTATAAGGGAAAGAGAATCAATTTGGCTTGGTTGTTGGGGCAAACCTCGTATGGATCTAAAGTCCAAGTAATTTGAAAGGGGGAAATATGAATTGTCAATGTTGTAAAGGAGATAAAGCTGAAATAATCCGTAAGAAATGTGGATGTTGGATATTTCATTTTTCTATCCGACCTTGGTAGGGAGGAAATAGTGAAAAATAAAATGGAATATTATGGAATAACTCATGGAAAGACAACTGATGGAGAAGTGAATCGCCATAAAGGATGTAAGGAGGGGATTCACTTGTTTGATGAGGTATCTTCAAGTTGGAACCACTATCTGATCTGTGACAAATGCGGAATGGTTATAACTCTTACCAGTGTTATGAAGGGAGTCATACAATTACATACCAAGGTTCTCTTACGCTACCTTGATAAGGCGAGAAAATGCGGGGGATTCTACAGCCCTGGCTACAAGGGAGGACATGGGTATTCGATGGAAATGTTAAAGGCTGAACTTGCAACCAGGGAGCACGTTCCCAACAAAGTTGAAGCGAAGAAAATTCGCCAAGAGAAAGCCAAAGGAAGGAAATAATGGAAAAATTAAAAGCACGACAAATAGAAAAAAGCACCATTGATGAAGATTACTACCAACTTCAGTGGCGCGTCCTAGATCCCACGAGCCATTACTCAAAGAAATGGACATCCCTCAACTATGACAACCAACCAAAGGAAGTGTACGAAGCAGGTTGTAGAGGATGGGATAAGTATGGATTCCCCAGTTTCTTAGATGAAGATATAGGTATGAGGTGCTTCCGTATCGTACAAAAGAGATGGAGAGGAGATCCGGAGTGCGAAGGCACGTTACTTAGATTGGTACATATAGTAAAACACATTCATGTTGAGGTTGAGCAAATAGTCCAAAATTGAAAGGAGGATACATGGAACCCTTCTGGAACATATTAAACAGATTAATGGATTATATAGGAACATTGGCAGTGGCCATATTATTTGCTATGTTGGCGTTTTCTGTAGGATACCATATTGGATTCTCATCGGGGCTAGACACCAAAGTTACTTGGGTGGGGGAGAAATACACCATGAAGGTAACTGGAAAGGCTACAAAAAGATGAAAGAAAACCTTATCCATCAAGAGAAATACAAAGACTTTGAAATTGAAATCTATCAAGACTTTGACCCAAGGGATCCAAGAGATGACGACAATTTAGGAACTATGGCTTGTTTTCACGGTAGATATAAGTTGGGAGATTATCGTAATAACAGTATGTGTATTCAAGAACTCAACGATTATATCAAAAGAAAGGACATAATCTCACTCCCCCTCTACCTATACGATCATTCCGGAATAACTATGAAAACAACTCCGTTTTCATGCCCATGGGATTCCGGACAAGTTGGTTTTATCTATGTCACTTATGAAAATATTCGAAAGAATTTTCTAAGAAAGCATATCACCAAAGTTTTAATTGAAAAAGTTTATAAACAACTAGAAGCAGAAGTAAAGGAATACAACGATTACATAATGGGAAACGTTTATGGCTACATTATGAAAAGGGATAGGGTAGAGATTGATTCTTGTTGGGGATTCATTGGGGATTGGGATGGAAAAGAATGGGGGGCGTTGGCAGCTGCCAAGGAATTCGTTGATGGATATAAATCTTCAAAATGTTTCATAAAGGAGGGAATATGAAAATCAAAACACTTATGAGATATGCAAGAGCATCTGCGAGATATAAGGGCCACGATATGAAAAAGTTTGTATGGCGAAGTTCTACTCGGTGCTTTTCAAAATGTAAAGTTTGTGGGGCATCTATGGAAGTAAATAGTAATACTGCCCCCAATGAAATTGATATTGGGGGGAAAGCAGTAGCAATAAATTGTGTGGGGAAGAAGAAATGAAATCATATGACTACTACGCCGTTATTTATGAAGGGGAAGTATATTGTACCCATTGTCTTCCTTTCAACGTAAGCATAAACGACGATGGTGTATCTCCAATATTTGCAGATTCGGAGTGGGGTTATATTCCAACTTGTGATGTAGAGGATAAATCATGACAATTCTATACAAAAAAATAGAATGCCCCTATTGTGGGGTAGAACAAAGAGTTGGAGGAGACCACGGAGAAACAAAAATAGTTCGTTGTGATAATGAAATAGAAGGATGCGATGAAGCATTCTCTATATTTATTTGGTATAAAGTTGAAATAACTACGTTCAAGATGAGTCAATTCAGAAAGTATACTGCCGATGAGGAATAGGCCAAGGGGTGCGAGGCCCCTCAAGAAGGAGAAAAATAATGAAATTTACCATCGTTTGGGATGAAAGGAAAAGCATTGAGGTGAAAGCAAATTCTGAAATAGAAGCGAGAGAAAAATTTGAAAACAATGGTTTTCCTTTTAGTGAAGTGGAATGCAATAGTTCTGAAATTGTAGAAGTATACAAATTCAAAATTTAATAAGGGGGGCCTTCATGCCAGAAATCGCTGTTCCTAAGATTTACGGCCAACCGGAAAAGAAATTCAAGGTATCCGTTCCCAAATCCAGATTGGTGACGATGGGGGAATGGAATGAACCAAGAAGGTTAGAAAACATGCCCATTGCCATTTACAGTGAGAATGGGGAATTGAAGGAGGTTGTCACTCGTACAGGTAGGCCCGTGTCTCCGGGGGCTGATCAATGGGCTTTCAAGTACCGAGGGGAATGGTATACCACTGTCTTGGACCCCGTATTCAGATGTGGGTTACATAAGATTGGAAATCAGAAGCCGATGAAAAGGGGAGGGAGCCATGCCTGAACATCCTACGAATGTTTGTAAAGGTTGTGGCTTTCAATACAACTTTCGAGATTCCAGTATGGAAATTGCTGGATACTGTACTCAGGGGTGCGTAAGATCCCAAGCCAGACGATTGGGGTGGAAAGAAAAAAGTGGAATAACTATTTATCAATTTATGAAGGAGAAAAATAATGCTTGAAAAAGTAATCAGCGGGGGGCAGCAAGGAGTAGACCGAGCAGCATTAGATTGTGCAATTTTCCTCGGAATCCCCCATGGAGGGTGGTGCCCAAAGGGGAGAACGGCAAAGGATGGGGTTATTCCTGCTAAATATAGATTACAGGAAACTGTTTCTGCTACCTATCCTCCACGAACCAGATTTAATATTGAGGATTCTGATGGTACTTTAATTTATACAGATGGGAAATATTCAAGGGGAACCGAATTAACTTTGAAAATCCTCAAAGAATGGAATAAGCCATATATAGTGGTTCCTTATAATGAAGCATTTCCCAAAGGGATGCCCCTACCGTTCACTTCCGCTAAGGATTGGATTCTTGCCAAAGGAATTCATATTCTGAACGTGGCTGGACCTAGTGAATATAAACATGAAGGAATTTATAGGGAAGCGTATAACTTTCTGATTGAATTATTCCGAGAAGTAGGGAGGAAATAATGGACATAGAAGAAACTGATATTGAAGTGTTGAAGGCGGCCGGTAGGATGTGGGACAATATCATAGCCAAAATCTCTGGTGGGGAAGGACATTATGAGAAAGAAAAGAAATCTTGCCAAGAGATGGGAATGACATATCAAGAGATGAAAGGAGAAGAAAATGCATGTAAATGAAATTATCACTAAAAAAATTATAGATCAACTGGAAAAGGGGGTAGTGCCCTGGCATAAACCATGGAAAGTTTCATTTCCCAAGAATTTGGTCAGCAAGAAAGAATACAGAGGAATCAACGTTATTCTTTTGACGATGGAGGGGAGAGAGAGTCCCTACTGGCTGACGTTTAAGCAATCGAAGGATTTAGGTGGAAATGTAAAGAAGGGTGCCACTGGAGCGATTGTGTGTTACTTCAAGAGTTTAGAATACCTGGATGAGAATAGCAAAGACGGATTGAAAATAGTTCCTCTACTCAGATTTTACAAAGTATTTAACACAGATGATTGCGAAGGGATTGAAAACAAGATTCCTCCAACGGTGAGCAGAATTATCAACAGAATTGAGGAATGTGAAAAGGTGGTAGAGAGTTACACAGATAAACCTGAAATATTTGGATCAGACCATGCAGCGTATGCCCCTCGCTCAGATGTAGTATATATGCCCGATATGAAAACGTTCGAATCTTCTGAAGCATATTACCAAGTTCTCTTTCATGAATTCGTTCACTCCACGGGGAATCCAAAGAGGGCCAACAGAGATGGATTTGATCGAGATACTTTTCCATCATTTGGATCGCCAGATTACAGCAAAGAGGAATTAATTGCAGAGATAGGATCAACTTTCCTTTACAGCAATGTGGGACTGGAATCCACGTTTGAGAATTCAGTTGCTTATATTCAAAGTTGGATGAAACGGTTGAAGGAGGAACCAAGTTTGGTAATATCTGCAGCAAGTAAAGCGCAGAAGGCATTTGAATACATTCTCAAGATTTCCGAGAACAGGGTGCGCGAGACCGCTGAGAAAAAGGAGGGGGTGGCGTAAATGACTGAAAATAAATTAGTCGATTTTTTGTACATTTTGCTACGTGATGATATTACAGCGGGCAGAATAGAGCAAATTTTAAGAGATCATATTGAGAAGTCAAGGGGAAAGACATCAGAATTTTGCAATCCTTATATACATGCATACTCCGTAGAATTAGCAAGACGAATTCAAGAGCAGGAGGTGGCATAATGTTGAAAGAAGAAAGGATTCTCAGGCAAAGTACAATGGTATGTGCCAAACCTTGTAATCATTGTAGGAATATATCAAAGGAAATAAATGCCTTGGTCGATGCAGTAGAAGACAGATGTGCAGAAATTATAAGGAAATGTAAAGGAATTCCCTTTGGTAGAATCGACACCGGAGGAAGAAAATGGATTTATGCTCAGTCTGATTTAGTGGCGGCAGCTATTCAAACAAAGAGGAAAAAATAATGGATAAAATAAGACCGTCCCATAGAATATTTTGCTTTAGGTGGGAATGTACCAATTGCAAATACATAGTAGGATTTCTTCCTAATGATTTAGAACTTCCTTGCCCAAGATGCGATAAGGGGAAGGCAAAAGATTTCATATCTTTGGGATATGGACCACTTGAGAAGGAGGAAGAAAGTGATTCAAGTTAAAGCATACAAAAAAGACAGAAAAAGAAAATATTGGATTACCTTGGTAACAGGCTCTAACAGAACCCATTTGAGTACAATGGAGGCCGTTAGATTAATGACAGAGTTAAACCTAACTCTCACACTTGATAGGTCAGAAAGAATAAAAGCATTGAAAGGAAAAAAGAAATGATAGAAATTAAAATTGAAACAAATAACGATGTTTTCAAATCTAATTATTCTCAAGCTGTAAATTATGTAATTATGCAAGTTCAAAATATAGCTGATAGAATTGACCATAAAAAAATAACAATTCCGGTAGCATTTAAACTTTGGGATGAGAATGGAAATTCAATTGGATGGGCAAAGTTTGATAACAAATAAAGGAGGGACCATGGTAAATCATTATGGAGTTCAAGTAGATGTAGACAAACTAATTACAGGGGTATTTCAAATGAACAATTTAGAATTCATCGACGAAGATGCTTGGGCAGGAATTGATATGGCAATGGAAGAACATCTAGAAACTTGCGAAGATTACAAAGAAAAGGGGTACTGTAATTGCGGTCAAGTAGATGCAGATACCCATTTAATAGGATTTACCAAAGACGATCAGGGATTCTTCAACCCTGATAAGGAATCAGAATATTCTGCTATCGTTAGATGGGATAGCAATGTTGTCCAAGTAATCCGATCCAATTGGGGAATTCGTTGTGCTCTCTGTTCCCCTTGCTATCCCGGTCAGGGGGATGGAGATACCCCAGGAGAATATTTAGCATACTCCGTACCGCCTGATGTGGTGGGGGATCACGGGAATCAAGAATTGAAGAAAAGAATATTTCTGGTAGGGGAGGAGGAGAAAAATGGAAAAGATTGAAAACATTGAAGAATTAATAGAAGAGATTGCTGAAGAAGTAGGTGGAGAGGTACGAGACAATTATAGTGGAAGGGCAATGTATGGAAGAACTTGCTATGGAATAGATTGCGATAATTTTTCCCGTTGCTTAGAAGTAGCAGGATCTAAGGGGGTATTTGGGGGCAAAGTAGATAACATGGGGAAAGGATGGATTGTTTACTGGCCCCAATATACCAAAAAGGAGGAATAAATGGGAGAAAAACAATGTGCGGATTGCCGAAATGAGGAGCATGAAAACTATGACGATGATGTTCATCTCATGGCAGTACGGGACCCAAAAACTAAGAAAATTCATCGTCGTGCTTACCTATGCGGAGAGCACCGAGGGATGTATTTAGACGATGGTTGGGAATTGTTAGATAATCATTCATAAAGGAGGAATAAAATGGCCATGAAACTATTAACAAAAGAAATTTTAAGCAAGTTGCCCCCTTTATACAGTCAGGAAAATAACCCCGATCCCACCGTTTGGGTAAAATTCTTCGATCCTACAGGAAGTTGGACTTGGTATGCAACGGAGGGATCTCCAGAGGGAGAGGATTTTTACTTTTTTGGGCTAGTTCAAGGATTTGAAGATGAATTGGGAATGTTCTCTTTGAAGGAATTAACCAAGTTTAGAGGTAAGTTTGGATTAGGAATTGAAAGAGATAGATATTTCAAGCCCGTTCCATTATCCCAATTGAAAAGGAGGAATTAAAATGAGCATAACATTTAGGATTAACAAAAAAGAATTGACGCTCGTGGAAAAAATAGCCCACCGAGCGGTTAAAATGGCCGATAGCGGGGGATGGCAATATGGAGAAAGGGATGCCCAAATGGATATAACTGCTTGTCATTGTAATGAAAATCCTTTGATGCTAAAAGAACTTTTAGATGCTGATGATTTTAATTTCGCCCACGATGTATTCGGCATCCGGAAAAACCTCGATCGCAATACCGGAAAGTTGTTAAATTTCTTTTTACCACGCTATTCAATCAAGAAAGGAGAAAAAGCATGAAAAAATGGGAATGCAAAAATTGTAGTAGAGTATTTGAAAAAGAGGATGAAGTAGTAATTGCCAGATGCCCCAACTGTAAGCAAACAAAAACCAAGAAGGTTAGTTTGACTCCTACAAAGGCTTATATCAAAGCCTTCATTCTGTACGAATCCGTCAAATGTCGGGAATGCGGTAGAAAGTTGAAAAGTGAGAAATCCATTAAGAGAGGATTTGGGCCAACTTGCGGAGCGTACTACGCTGAGAAATGGTTTGATAATCATCCTACTGAACTGGGGGACCGCGCCAAGAAAAAATGGACTTCAGAGGAAGTGGAATCCTTAATCAAGTTTGCTACTACCAGAAAGGAAAGCAAATGAAAAACATAGAATTGGCTTATATGCAAATAAGTGCCAAGCCTGGAACTAATATAGGGGAATGTTTCCAAGAGGCTCTCATTTTGGCAACTACCGAATGGAGGAACGTTAGATTAATGCATAATAGCAAAATGTATTATATATAACCAAATGATTTGATAGGGGCAATAAAAGATAAAGGAGAAATTCAAGAAGAAAGAAAGGAGAAATTTGTCACCCCAGAAAAACATAGGGAAGACATATACAAATTGGATAATGCTGCTCATGATGCCATCTCCTATGTAGGCCTAGCGAATTATAAGGGGAGAGAAGCAGAAGCCCACCAAAGGATCACCAAATTAGAAAAGGAACTTTTATCATGAAAATAACTCTGGAACGTAAAAATGATCCTATCCTTAGATCCCCCATTTACATATTAACGGTGGGTCTTCATAAGTATCATTACGAGAAACTCACTGATGTTTTACTCAGAGAGGCTATTTTGTTTGAACCTTCTCAGAAAGAAAAGAAACCTAGACATACCATGAAAGTTTCTAAGAAACCAAAGAAGTTTCCATTGGGAGATGTCATATTAAAAATATTACCAAAAAATGATTCTCCTGGTATACCAATGGGGGATGTGATTCAACTTACTAAAACCCCCAGATCATTTAGTGCGTCAATTTGGGGAGCAGTGATGGGGAAATTGGTAAAGAAGGGAAAAGTTAAAAGTACAATAGTGAAAGGCATTAATTATTATAGGAGGGCAAAATGAAGAAAGATCCTATGAGCAGACAAATAGCACCAAGATGGGGAGGATTAAGTAATCTCAGAATGGCAGAGAAATTAACCTCTGGAGAATGCGTTGATCTGTCTTCTTGCAAAAGAACCAAGGAAGGGGATTATATCCTCACTCAATTTACTGAAGGGGTGGATTATTGCGATGCTGATACAGAAAATTGGATTTGGTCTATCGGTTGTAATAATAAAACAGGGAAAATATTAGCATCTACCAGTGCTAAGTTTTATGATAATCCCTCATTCGTGTGTCTTTGGTTGAGGTGAATATGGATAACAATATAATTGAACACTGGGACAAAGATGAATTAGTTGCTATGGCAAACTCCGTTATATCTGATGCAGATGAGATTCAAGGATTCTTGGCACTCCCACCAAATCCATTAAAAGGGCCGATAAATAAATTGGCGGGGAATATTTTAGTTTTAGGTATGTTGGTCAAAGAGATTTTGAGAAGATCAAATATTAAGTAAGGAGAAAATATGAGATTAGAAAGAAGAGATATATGGTTAGTGGGGTGGTGGAAAATACAAACAAGATCAAAAGAATTTACCGTAATGTCTGCTTTCTCAACCGAGAAGGAAGCGGAGGAAAAACAAGAATGGTATGAAAAAACATATACAAATAGGGAAGAAACGTATGTAATTCAAAAAGTAAAAAGTTGGTTTCCAACGGAATGTTGAAGGAGAAAAAAAATAATGGCCAATTATATAGAACTAAAAACAGAAGATTTCAAAGAAATTTTTAATTCTTTACGCTTAAATTATCAAGAATTCGATAACCCCCGATCTGGAGAAATTCAATTCAAAGTTAAAACAGAACACCCCATAATTAGTGTTATGATTTATTCTAGTGTAGACAAAAAAATGGGGGTAACAAGAGGAGTGGGGGAAGATGCAATTAGATTAGTTTTTTGGTCAGATAGAGATAATCGGCCTTTGGGAAAAGGAAAAAGGATCTACCGAGTTACCAATATGAAATCAATTTCCGATAGAATATCAAAAACAATAAAAGAGTTTCTTTCAAAAGCTCCTAATGAATCTTTAACCGACTGGAGATATATCAAAGCCATATTAGAAGAAACGGTCAGAATTTCATCCAATCTGTCATTCGCAGAGAATCTTCTCACCGGATTGGAAAAGTACAAAAGTTTGACAGATGGGCAACTTGCCTATGTTTTGGGGGAAGTTTCTCCCAAAGGGTATGCAACCATGGAGGCGAAAATCCTGTCAAAAGGTTGGGTATATGATCCTACTTTCGTTGAAGTAGAAGAGGAAATCAGAGAACCAGGAGCCGACGAAAATGAATACGAAGCCCCTATCAAAGGGTGCGAGGCCCCTCAAGAAAACGGGAACGGGGGAGAGGACAGGGGGGAAAGAGATCGCCAAGTTCAAGTGGGAAAGTATAGCAACATAACAGTAGTATCGGACACTCCGGGGATGGAATTAGTGCCCACTACCGGATACCCCTACAAATTTGAAAAATTTAACCCTGTTCAAAGTTTAGTATTCCCGTTTAGAAAAGATGATTGCAATTTGATTCTAGGATCTTCAACGAGTAGTGGTAAGACAATTGCAGCGGAGATAATTATGGAAGAAATTTTACGAGGGGGGAATCGGTGAAAAGAAAGTTACTTTTAATAAAACGAACCATTCCCAAATGTTTGTGTGGGTGCGGCAAAATAGTTAAATCAATAAGACATAATTTTATACATGGACATAATATTGTAATATTAATGAAAAATGATCCTAATTGGCATAAAAAATTAGAAAAGACAATGATGAAAAAATATGGAGTTAAAAATATTCAACAAATCCCAGAAGTAAGAAGTAGATCAGTAAAAACTAGAAAAGAAAGATATTCTCATTGGATGGGAAATCTAACAAAAAGTCAAATAGAAGAATTTAAACAAAATTGTTCAAAAGGTGGAAAAATAGGAGGAAAATCCACCGCAAAAAGATGGAAAGATAACCCAGAAGAATTTAACGAATTTTTAAGAAAAGGCCATGAATCTCAAAAAGGCCCCGGTAATCATTATGAAAATAGTAGAGGGATTAATAACCCCATGAATTTTCCGGGGATAAGAGAAAAACATAAACAAGCTGTTATAATAGCTATGAACAAAGAAGAAACGAAGAGGAAACAACGGGAAGGATACTACAAAAAATACGGAGTGCCCTATTTTGTACTAACTGAAGAACATATGAAAAGATTAAAAAATTGTTATTCAAAACCACATAAAGATCTATTTAATGCCTTACATAATATTGACCCCTCTTTTCAAAAAGAAAAATTAGTTCATACCAAAAAATCTTCTTATAGAGTTGATATTATAAACAAGCCCACAAAATTAATTATAGAATGCTACGGAGATTACTGGCATTGTAACCCTTTAATATGGAATCCAAATGATTATAATAAATCAATAAAAAGAACTGCCCAAGAAAAATGGAAAGAAGATGAAAGTAGAATTCAATCCATACAATCTGAAGGATTTAAAGTTTTAGTATTTTGGGAAATGGATATTATTCAAGATTTAGAGCAAATACTGCAAATTATAATAGGAGTAAAAAATGACAATTAAGCAAGAAACAAAAAAAATATTGTACATGGCTCCGTTAAAATCGCTCAGTATGGAAAAATATAATGATTGGAAAATCAGATTCCCCGACAAAAAAATATGTATTTTGACGGGGGATTACACCTTAACGGAAGAGAAATCAAGAGAACTTAATCAAGCCGATATAATCATTTGTACAAGCGAAATGGTAGACTCTCGTACCAGGAGAATGGGAACTGAGAAAGGATTTTGGCTGCACCAAGTGGGACTCCTAATAGTAGACGAATCTCATATTTTAACTACATCAAGAGGTTCAGCAGTAGAAGCTGGAGTTATGAGATTTACGTCTATTAATAAAAATGCAAGAATTATTTTTCTATCCGCCACGATGCCAAACGTGGATGAACTAGGAGCTTGGCTTAAAACTTTAAACGGAAAAGAAACAAAGGTGATTTATTCTACTTGGCGTCCTGTAATTCTTCAATTTCATTATAAAGAATACCCCATCATAAGAACACGATTTGGAGGAGAAAGTTACCAAGCTGCTCAAGAAGCTAAAAAATCCATCGCTATTGAAATTGTTAAATCAAAACCTACTGAAAAGTTTTTAGTGTTTACTCATGATAAAGGAATTGGTAGAAGTCTTGTAAAACGATTTGCTGAAGAAGGAATAGAATCTCAATTTCATAATGCAGATTTAGATTTAAATGAAAGACAAGAAATAGAGTCATCTTTTAGAAAAAGAGATGGTGGATTAAGAACTATGATTTCTACATCTACCACTGCATGGGGTGTCAATCTCCCAGCAAGAAACGTAATTATAGTAGGCATTCATAGAGGAATTACAGAAGTAGATGAACTAGATATTCTGCAGATGTCAGGCAGAGCCGGAAGATACGGAATTGACTTGCAAGGAGACGTTTATTTAATCATTCCAGAAATGACTACAGAATCTTGGAAAGAAGTTTTTAGAAATCCAAGACCTGTTACCTCCGTACTAAAATCTCACCAAGTTCTCGCATTTCACGTTTTAGCAGAAATTCAAAATAAAGTAGTAACGGACGCCAAATCTCTTCTTGCTTGGTACTCTCGTTCTCTAGCATATTTTCAAAAAGAAGAATTTACTATTGAAGATGCTAAAGGACTTTTAAACGATCTGGAAAAAATGGAAATGGTAATAAATAAGGAGACTCATTACATTTTAACGGGGTTAGGAAAAGTATCAGGGTGGTTATATTTTTCACCTTACGACGTTTATCACTGGTTCAAGAATTTTGACCAATTATTCGGAACCCCAAAAACAAACGATGTTTGTCCAGTTTGTAAACTTCCCAATATTATAACAGAACCCAAAATTTGTTGCGGATATTGTGGATGGTCTTATACAAAACCCATAGTAGATGATATATCCATATCATGGGCTTTAACAGATATTCCCTCGCATGATTGGGGGTACCTACCTAAAGAAATAAAAGATTTAGCGGAGGAAATGAGATGGAAACTTCGTAACCGGGGAATTATGGCGTCAGATGCTATACATTTTTCGTTGGCTGCTTATAAATTACTAAATGGAGATGAATTAGACGGTCCTTTGAAAACTAATGCTCGAACTATTAAATATGATATTCAACGAGTAATTCAGGCATTAAGTTTAATAGATTTTCATCATGGACGTTGGGACAAAAAAGAATTTTGGAAAATTATCCCAATTAGAATTCAATATGGAATACCAGAGGAAATGATCCCCCTCGTAAAAATTCCAGGGATCGGGGGAGTTAAGGCACGCAAACTTTTTGATAGAGGGATTCATTCTTTACAAGATATCCTTGAAAAGACGGAGGTTTTGAAATCTATTTTTGTCCCCACATTCGTCAAGAAAATACAAAATGACGCCCGTAAAATAATATTAGCGGAGGGGAAATGATTCTAAAGAAAAGATATATAGAATACGTTAGAATAGAAAACCTTCGAACACCATCTAACAGTAGAGATCATAGAATGCGACGCCCCTGTATTCAAAACGAGGGTCCTTATCTCAATGGTAGAGAAAGCGGCCCATAACCGCTGCTATCCCGGTTCGAATCTGGGAGGACCCACCAAATATTAAGGGGGGATGAAAATGAAAACGTGGGACGAGATTCAGAAAGATGCTAAAAAGGGGCCTTTGAAAAAGAACAAGAATTGGTTCTTAAATGAAAAAGAAAGGTTAGTTATATTGGCAGTTGGAAAATTGGTAGAAGAAGTCCAACGAAAAGTGGTGGAAGACTTCCATGACGGAGATAAAAATTACGATTGCGATAGTTCTTTATGTAAAGCATTAAAAGAATTTAATAATATTAAATAATAGAAATAATGATTTACTTTTTAATGGGGACATTATTTAAAAGACTATGAAAAAAGTGGATAGAATGAAAGTCGCATGATTAAACGGAGGAGAATACTTTGATTTGGTTCCTTAGCGATACGCATTTCAACCATAGTGCGATAGTCACTTATTGCGGTCGCCCGTTTAAAGATGCGAAAGATATGGACGATACTATTATTCGAAATTGGAATGAAATAGTAAAACCAGAAGATACCGTTTATCGTTTAGGGGACTTCGCCTTATGCTATACAATGAATTTCTGGACAGAAATAAAGGAGAAAAAATGACAAAAAGAAATCCAGAGGATTACAAGAAAATTATCATAAGATGGGCCGTTCAATTCTCCCCATCTTTGAAAGAAGACATAGATGATCTAATTCAAGAGGGGTATATGTGCTACATGGAACTATTAAAATATGAAGAAGAATATGGATTGGATTGCTCTTTCGAAGCTGCACTATCTAATCATATCAAAACTACTTTTCTTATTTTCTACAAAAAAAATAAGGCCGCAAAGAGAACGGGGGAAATGATAGATTTTGCTTATATGGAAGAAATGATGGGGAAAAACCCCTGGAGGAAAATAGAAGAATATATCAGTCTTTCGAAGGAAATGAGGGAGGTGGCAGATGTAGTTCTATCCGCTCCACAAGAGTTTATTGACTTAATACGAATGGAAGATTTTAAAACGGGTTTGTCCAAATATATGAGAAAATATAAAGGGTGGTCATTAAAGAAAGTAAACCAATTCTGGGAAGAATTCAAGTTAAAGGAAAACGTATAGGGTGAAAGTGTTAGAAATCCTGTAGTATACGTAGAGAGAATTTTTATAAGACATGAAAGGTAAATTCATACCTTTAAGAAAGAGGGCGTATGTTCAACCATTTTAAGGTAGCGGTAAGTAAACAATTTGATAAAATGAGAAAACATGATCTTTTCCGAACTCAGGTAGAGAAAGACTTACTTTGGGATACCTACCTCAAGAGTTTCCCCCCTGGATCAAATCCAATTTTTCGAGAAAGGACTGAGTACGACTGTCAGTGTTGCAAACAATTCATCAGGGCTGTTGGAAATGTCGTCGCTATAATTGATGGAAAAGTCGAGAGCATTTGGGACATTCAGGTAGATGTGGAACACTATCAAGCTGTCACCGATGCGATGGCAAATCTGGTCAAATCCAGTCCAATTGACAACGTGTTCTTTCATACCGAACGTATCGCTGGGACGGATAAGAACTTTCACCAACTACTTGGTCAAGTAAAAACGTGGGAGCACTTCTTCATCAATATTCCTGAAGAATATGTCTGTAAGAAAATCGACATTGGTCCCAAGTTATCTGATTCCCGCGCAACTCACGATGTACTGCTCCGAAGTCTGGAGGAGATAACTGACGATGCTACCGATACAGTTCTAGAACTAATAGCGCAAAACTCATTGTATCGGGGACAAGAATATAAATTTGTGGTTGAAAGTTTTGTAACATTGAAAAAAAGGTTTAGCAATTCAAAGACCAGCGAGGGGAAAAATTCTTTCGTGTGGTCACAGATCAAAATAGTGCAACCATCTATATCTAGGATTAGGAGTACCGTTATAGGGACCCTGTTAACAGATCTTTCTGAAGGTAAGGAAATGGACGCAGCCGTAACATCCTTTGAATCGAAGGTAGCGCCAACTAATTACAAGCGTCCGACTGCTCTTGTCACAAAGGCCATGATTGAACAGGCGAAGAACAAAATTGAAGAGATGGGGCTTACTTCGGCCCTTGAACGTAGGTACGCCACAATTACCGATATTACCGTTAACAACATCATATTTGCAAATCGTGAAGCCCGTAAGAAGATGTCTGGTAACGTGTTTGATGATATTGCGGGCCAGGTTTCCGAGAAACCTAAGAATCTGGATAAGGTAGAAGAGGTTTCAATTGATAAGTTCCTTACTGATATCCTACCCAAGGCTGATTCAATTGAAGTTCTATTTGAAAATCGCCATACTGGCAATCTAGTTAGTTTGGTAGCTCCAGTCAATCCAACTGCAGGATTTTTATTCAAATGGCCTAATAATTTCAGTTGGTCTTATAAAGGAGAGTTGGCAGACTCCATTAAAGAACGAGTCAAGAAGGCCGGGGGAAACGTTTCTGGAGATTGGTGTAACCGACTGGCATGGTACAATCATGATGACTTAGACTTTCATATGAAAGAACCAAACGGAAACGAAATATACTTTGCTAACAAGGGGACTTCCCCATGCGGTGGACGGCTAGATGTAGATATGAACGCTGGCCACGGGACTACACGTGAACCTGTCGAAAACATCTTCTATTCGGACAAACGAAAGCTACAGGAAGGTAATTATTCCTTACGAGTTCATAACTACTGCAGACGAGAATCAGTTGATGTAGGATTTGAAGTTGAAATGGACTGGTTGGGAACTATCTACCGGTTTGCTTACGATAAGCCCGTCAAAAGCAATGAAACGATTGTAGTTGCAGAGATCAAGTATTCCCATGTTAAAGGGGTTGAAATTGTCAAATCTCTCCCATCATCTCAGTCAGTGAGAGAAGTATGGGGAATTCCAACCCAGACGTTCCATAAAGTCAACGTAATGATGTTATCTCCCAATTATTGGGATAACAAGACGGTAGGAAATAAGCACTTCTTCTTCATGATTGACGGATGTTTAAATGATGGAAAGGCTCGTGGATTTTTTAACGAATTCTTAAAGGGGGAATTCAATGCACATAGAAAGGTATTTGAAATTGTAGGTGCCAAGATGAAAACGGAAGAATCCAACAACCAACTAAGCGGCATCGGCTTTTCCAGCACTCAACGTAGCAACGTGTTATGCAGAGTTAAGGGCAGTTTCTCTCGCACCATCAAAATCAACTTCTAGGAAGAAAGGAGAACAAAATGTTTGAAAAAGCATCTCGGTTCAAGCTTCGGTTTGATACAACCCAGGGACAACTCGATGTAGAAGATTTATGGGACCTTCCGTTAACCAGCGGAAATAGGGCCAATCTGGATGATATCGCCAGAGGACTTTCCAAACAAGTGAAGGAAGCCGAAACGGAATCCTTTATAGTAAAACCCGCAAAAGCCAACGAGATTACCTTGCTGAAATTTGATATCATAAAGCATGTAATAGAAATTCGTCTGGCAGAGAATGAGGCCGCTGCAACAGCCAGGGCCAACAAGGAACGGAAACAGAAGATCCTTGCCATCATTGCAAACAAACAAGACGAACAACTTGCTACGTCTTCCATCGAAGACCTGCAGAAGTTGGCTGAAGCTCTTTAATAAATATTTGAACTCCCGGACCCAGTAGGTTAAGCCGGACGACAACCAACCTTCGGGCTAGTCACCTTGAAGGGGCTGATCTGGGTCTGGGGGTACGACACCAAAAAATATTTGAAAAGGGGTAAAATGTTTGTACTTGACGGTTGGAATAAACCGATAAAAGTATGGCTAGATTCTCAAAAAGATATTGAAGACAGTTGTTTAGAACAAGCAAATAACTTATCAAAATTACCATTCATATTCAAACAGGTATCCCTAATGCCGGATACCCATAGCGGGTATGGAATGCCCATCGGAGGGGTGATAGCCACTCAAGATGTTATTATTCCTAATGCAGTTGGCGTTGACATCGGATGTGGAGTTTCTCACACCGCAACAGAAATTCCAGTTAAGGATTTTAGAATATTCCTTCCTGAAATTGTAGAAAAAATCATGGTTCGTATTCCTGTAGGATTTAATCATCATAAGAAATCCCAAACTTGTAACTCCATCAGTAAATGGTTATCTGGGAGATGGAAAGGGGAGCCAGAAGAAATCATATTGGTTAAAGAACTACAACCGGAACTTAATAGAGGATATTACCAAATTGGCACGTTGGGTGGGGGCAACCACTTTATCGAATTGCAAGAGGATACTAAACGTGAGACAATGGGTATTATGATTCACTCTGGATCAAGAAATTTTGGATTAAAAATTGCTAAATTATTTAATGATAAAGCAAAAAAGTTAAACAAGGAATGGTTCTCCTCCGTTCCTGAGAAACATGATTTGGCTTTTCTTCCCATAGATTCAGATGAGGGAAAATTATATCTTTGGTGGATGAATCTTGCTTTATCTTTTGCAGAAGAAAGTCGTAAACATATGATGGGAGTTGTAGAAAATATCATTTTAGAATACACTGACGGACCCGGATTTTCCGGGACTATCGACGTTCCCCACAACTACGCAGCCATAGAGCACCATTTTGGAAAAGACGTATGGGTTCACCGAAAGGGGGCCATTAGAGCAAGAGAAGGAGAGGTAGGTATCATCCCCGGATCTATGGGATCATTTTCTTACATTGTCGAAGGGAAAGGTAATAAAGAATCCTTCCAATCCTGTTCCCACGGAGCGGGAAGGAAGATGTCTCGCAAGAAAGCAAAAGAGTTGTTCCCCTATGATTACGTTATGTCTGATTTAAATGCGAAAGGAATAGTAGTGGGAGTTCCTGATCCATCTACTATTGGAGATGAGTGTTCAAGTGCCTATAAAGATATCAAATATGTTATGGATCAGCAGAAGGATTTGGTAGATATTATTACTGAATTAAAAACTATTGCGGTGGTAAAAGGATAATGAAAGAAGATGAAAATGGTTGGTGGGATGTTCCTGCACTTAAGAAATGGATATGCCCAAATTGTAAAGTAAAATCGGCGGCAGAATTATGGTCCAAATGCGAACCCTACTGTAGTGATTGCGGAAACCATGACGGAAGAAAATGCCCGAATTGTGGGGATGAATTTGACCACGTATGGGGAGCAAGGGATATAGCTAATGCTAATTTAAAAGCAGGAGGGTCTGATGCTTAAAATGACCATATACGTAGAAAAAGATCCTCTGGCTTCTATCGGTAAATATGAATATAATGGTAATAACGAAATCGGTAAGATATTGGTAATAATTTCGGAGTCATTATTAAAACACCTAATTATTGGTATGGACAAAAATTAAATAAAATAGAGATAGTGAGTGAATAAATGAAATATAAAATAGTAAAAGTTCAAACTAGTGTAGAACCTCCTGGTCAAGTATTGATATATAATGAAGATAGGTCCATTGTGTACCAAGGACCTATTCCAAAAGAAATAAAAAAATTAATGTTATGTAAACGAAAAGAATTTTTTTATGCTCATATAGAAGGAACTAATATCGTTTTAGGCCCTTTATCCAAATGGCAGAATTGGTAATGAGTTGCTGCTTATGCACCAAAAAGGAAAAAGGGGCTGACCGCCATGCCATCTACATTTGTTCAACATGTACCTACAAATTGAATTCTATCCCCCGATCTGAGGTAAGAAATGCCATCGACAGATTATATCTAGCCAATCGTGTTGAAGATGCCAGATTCGTAGAAAGAGTTGCATTTGGAAGTAACGCCTACTCTCCTGAACCTCCCAAAATGTTGAAAAGAACCGTAGCCATAAAATTGCGGAAAAAATCTATATGACGGAAGACTTATTGATTCATACGTCCAATGTAAAAGTTAGTGTATTAAAACCCAACAAAATTTATGAATGGGATAAACCCTGCATATATTTTAGTCTCAATTAGTTTATATCTTTTTTTGGGAAATATATTTATTTATTCCAAAAAAAAGTTCTGGAAGAAAACTTTTTTGTTGAAAAATGTTCTTCCAAAGGAGTTGAAACGAGTTCTATAGTTTATATGAAAACAATTCCAATAGAATATAGGTATCGAAGCGAGGACTTGGGGCATGAATTTAGGGTATACCAACCTATAGATGTTCAACGTTACTGTTTAGGAGTGATAACAAATTTCAATCATTTAAAAGGGGTTTTAGAAAGAAAAATAAATGAAAAAATAATAATAGACCAAGTAGATTTTTCTTTAGGTGACTACCCCCCTGCATGAATGCAGGGGCTTCTTGGGGCACGCCCCAGGCTGTGTAGCCCCACAGCCAAAATATTTAAGGAGGCATTGTGATCGCCGGTGGAAGGACCATTCACACCGCCATCGCCGCCCGTGCGTATGATTGATTCAATCTTATGTGGGGAATGTAGATCTCCTATGAGGCTTCTAGAATCTAGAAAATTTGGAAAATTCTACGGGTGTACCAAATGGCCAGAATGTAATGGAACTCATGGTGCCCATCAAAAGACGGGGAAACCTTTGGGAATCCCCACCAACGCAGAAACAAAGAAAGCTAGGATACTAGCGCACGAGGTGTTCGATATTTTATGGAAGAGGGGAAAGATGACTAGAAAAGAGGCATATAAGTGGATGAGAAAAAATCTATCCCTTTCCTCTGAAGATGCCCATATATCTAGGTTTGATATAGCAACTTGTGAATTATTGATATCTGCTATAAAAGAGAAAAGAAAATAACTCAAGGAGCAACCATGACCGCCCCGCCCTTGCGCGGGGAATAGGAGGGGGGAAGATGATGACGGAGATTAAGCCCTGTCCGTTTTGTGGTGGTACGACTGTCGAGTGTTTGCAATACGACGAGGATGGCGATTACGCTGCAATCTTTTGTCGTAAAAAGGAGTGCCACGCATCGGGGCCGCCAGTTGATGCCATCCACGGTGAGGACGAGGACGACGACGAAGAGATGTCTTACAACAAGGCATTGGAAGCGTGGAACCTGCGCTCGTTGGAGGGGGTTTCCAACCCCCAACCGAAAGGAGAATCAAAATGAAAAGACTGGTCGAGGAAATCGAGGATGACGGCTTCACCCCGTTCATAGGCCAACGCATCACTCTGCTTTGTATGAATTACTTCTATACCGGGAAGTTGATCGCGATGAACGAGGATTTCCTGGAATTGGCAGATGCGGCGATCATCTACAAGACGGGGGCGTGGGTCGATAAAATATGGAAGGACGCCCAACCTCTCCCCGGCAATGTGCGTGTGCGGGTGGCGACGATCGAAGCGTACGGAGTGTGGAAATGAGACCACGAAAGCGTAAACAATTGTTGGGGTCGCGGTCGGGGTCGTGGTCGGAGTGATATGTGCTCGCTGAACAAGGAGGGTATAGGATGACGGACGAAGAACAGAAAGATTGGGAAGATTTCATCGTGTGGCTTGACTCGGAGGATGCGTACAAGGTGTGCTTCGATTCCGATTCTGATACCGCTCACGCCATTCGCATGGTGGCGAAGGAACTGAAGGAGCGCAGGGAGGACGAGGAGTGGCTGATGAAGAATCACTATAACACCCGCATCCATATCCATCCGAAGGCGTTCACAATCGACCATGATTACCAGCCGTGTGTACCTCATGAAACGCTCCACGCCGCTATCACCGCCGCACGGGGGAAATGAAGATGCTGAAGAAATCAGAATGGTCTGTTATCGAATGGGCCGCAATACGCTGGTGGCAGGGGTATAGGCCGTATGATTGGAATATAAAGAAACACCTTTTGTCACCAACAATCAATATGTCCAGTCCGAGAGAACACGATTTAGCGAAAGCAGTAGTAGAAGCCATCCGGCGGAAATAGGGGGAGGAGAGATGAGTAAAGATAAGTGCCTGTGTGACATCAAGGGATATGTTACTGAGAGTTGCAATGAACATGCTTACTTACTCAAAGAAATAGAGTGTCCTCAATGCGTCCGCTTCCGGGAGAAGTTGGACCGGGAGAAGATGGCGAAGGTGATCCATCGTAATGACCATGAGTGTGCCGAGTCGCTTGACTGGTGGAAAGAACAAGGGGAAGCGAGGGAGACATACCGGAGACTCGCCGATGCCCTCATCAAATATCTCACCGAGTAGGAGGAAACGTGGAACTGATAACGAAAGCGGATGATCCGAGACTTACCGGCAATGATATCCTCAACGGGTTAGTGCCGGGTGATCTCGTGACGGAATCTTTACGCGCCGTGTTGAAGGAACGGGATTCCGCGAGAGCGGAGAAGGAGGGGCAGGTGTGCGCCATGAAGCCGCCCATTGTCTGTATCTGCGGATCAACGCGCTTCAAGCAGGCGTGGATCGCTGAGAACGCCAGGCTTACCGGTGAAGGAAATATCGTCCTTGCGGTCGGGCTGTGGGGGCATCACGAGCGTGTTTTCCCTGACGCGGAGACGAAGAAGAAATTGGATGAACTTCACCTACGTAAGATCGACCTATGTGATTGGGTGTGGGTGCTCGACATCGGCGGGTACATCGGCGAAAGCACACGGAACGAAATCGCCTACGCTGAGACGCACGGGAAATTTGTTCGTTACTTGTCGAAGGAGATACCCGATTACATCGAGCCGGTTGATCCGTTACTCGCCGCCCTCTCCCGGCTCGCGGAGAAGGAGGGAAAATGATACATCTGCTAATCGTTGCGATGCTGATAGCGGGAACGGGAGGATATGTAAGGAATGCATGAGGATGTTCAGGACGAATTACAGAGTCCGCCGCCCGCGCAGGGGGTGAGAGATGAAGGATGAAATAAACGTGTTGTAAGGAGGGGTGATGAAAATTGAATTGTACGGTAAAATTTATGAATGGGATGAAAAATCCGTAGCAGAAACCCATAACATATCAAATAGAAAAGTTTGTCTGGTTCATCATAATTTTATTAATGCCAATCTCCATTGGAGTAAAAAAGTTCCTTCCGGAGAATATCATATATCCCTACAAAATAATGGGGAAGACGAACGTTTTGGATCTCCTTGGGGTAGGGGGTACGGGGGGATAAGATTTTGTAAAAATTGTAAATATATAGATTGTATCCATATTTGGGAAGATGAAAAAGAAAAAGACGAATCTTGGAAAATTTGTAATCATAGTTGGCATGGGGGATTAGCAAGAAGTTATAATAACAACGGTGCAGAATGGATTTGTAATAAATGTGGTGCTGTTTATAGATTTATGTATGGTCATGGGGGAAGCCTATATGTATGCGATCCCTGCTATAAAGCATCAATTGAGAGTATGACCCAACAGGGAGGAACATTGGAGAAGTATCTTTCAGAATATTGTTGTTCTCCCCGATTGCCTTTTATAAAAACTTGTGTAATTTGTAAAAGAAAAATAAGAATAACGTGAGGGGAAGATGGAAAAACCAATTGCTTACAAAATTAATGCAAAAAAAGCATACTTGAAAGATGGAACAGAGTTATGGATTCTTGAAAACGATAAATTTTTAATAGATCAAGCACCAAAAAATATAAAGGAACACAAGGGTCCCTTAGATGTAGTAGTTGATATTGGAGCACATATTGGGATAGTATCCATAGCAGCAGCTAAATTGGGGGCAAAGGTATATGCCTTCGAACCTTCAGAGCTAAATATTCAAATTCTTACCAGAAATATTATAGAGAATAAATTAACAAATAAAATAACCGTAATTCCTATGGCAGTAACAAACCATTCTGGAGACTCTTTGCCATTATTTATGGCCACCAATATGAACAGTTCTGGCCAACGTTCTTTAGTTTTTAAAATGGATGGGGATTTTCCTATTGAAAGTATGGCTACTACTATATCACTCAAAGATTTACTTATAAGGGTTTTCCAGATCGAAGAAAAAATTGACTACTTGAAATGTGACATAGAAGGCGGGGAGTGGATACTTATTGAAGAGGACCCCGAACTGAAAGAGTTGGTAAGCAAAGTAGGATTCATAGAAATGTCTGTTCACCCCCTAGGAGATAGTAGGTATTTCAGTGGAATACCTGGAGATTACGTTCAAACAATGGAAAGGTGGTTGGAATCCTGCGTACCTGGGCGTTGGTGTATCCCGTGGGGAACTCCGACAGATAGAGACTTGTTAATCCAATTGGGGGGTGGAAAATGAAAAAGAATCCTAAAGTTACTGAATTTGTAGTTACTGGGCAAGAAAAACGTAATTTTCATATGCGACCGGGGGATACATTAACCGTAACATTCAGAGAAGTAGGTACTTTTCCTAATGGTAAACAAACAACAATATCAGAAGTTCCAGTTCTTACAGAAAAAATTACTGAACATATGACTACAGATGATATTTTTATTGCAAGGGCAAACATAGACGGTCAACCTGCTAAAATGGGGGGATTTACGATTAAGAAAGAGGGAAAATAATGAACGCCATCCCATTATTTACGAAAGAGGGAAACCCAACGAATATTTCTTATTGTTCTTCCTGCAAACTCCCCCACGTTCACGACATAGCAGAGAATTGTTGTAAGAAGGGCATCTGTAAAATTTGTGAAAAGGAAACCCCCTCCGTACATAATCTGATGTGCTACGACTGTCGAGATAAAGAACAAATGGAGAAGGCAGAGAAATTAGAAAATTGGGACGGTCCCGTAGTATTCAATGATTCTTATTATGCTACTTTAGAAGATTTAATATGTTGTAATGATGAAGAAAAACTACCTGAATTCGTATATATCGCAGAAACTGAAAATATTCTTAAACTTGATGTAGAAGATATTTTGGAAAGACTTTGCGAGAACCTTTACGAAGATGCCTATGAAGATTTAAATGGCGTCGATGAATTTAAGAACGCCGTGAAGGATTTCAACGAAGCTAATGGGAGAAATACTTATCGGATGGAAAGTGGAAAAAAGGCTGTAAGAGTACCAAAGGGAGAAAAATAATGAATCTAATAATACAAAACACCGACGAAAGATTAAGAAATATAGAAAGGGAAATAATAGCAAATGGTTGCAAAGGACCAGAAGGGGTTCTCGTAAAATCCCTCCGTGCATCTCTTCTCAAAGAAGAGGAATTGAAAAATTGGATAGATGATCTCCAATCAGGAAATTGGATCACATGTGTCTACTGTGGTCACCGATATGGACCCAAGGAGAGCACCCCTGTATCAATGGCCGATATTCTCAAAGAGCACATTGAAAAATGCCCGGAACATCCTATGTCAAAATTGAAATCCCAACTAAATCAAATAAAAGAAACCATACAAGATTGCATATGTCAAAAGTATGGTTCTGATAGAATCCTCCCGCATGATATATGCAAAAAAATTAATGCTATACTATCCCCACCAGAGGAGAAATAAAATGAAAAAATTAGTTAAATTCAGTCTAATTTTATCCATTATCTTATTTGGATGTGCTGAGAAAAGATGGGTATGCTATGTGGATAAAAATGCAGATAGCAATTGCATCAAAGGAGATTGCGTTGAGATGGCAGAGAAAGGACAATTGAATTGTAGAAAGGGAAATAGGATAATGAAAATATATCCGCTCAAGGAAGCGTTCATTTACTCAGTTAATCCGCCAACTGATATTCAAAAATGTAGAGAAAGTGGTGATAAGGGAGAAATAAAATGACTCCAGCTATAGAAATAGCAATTTGCGGATTTCTAATTCTCATAATATTAATATTAGTTTGGTGGTGGGGGTATCGAGAGGGAAAACAACGAAATTTACAAGAAGAAAAAGAAGTCGAATTATTAAAAATAGTTTATAAAATGGGGCAAATTTTGAGAGAATGCCCCAACTGTGGTGAATGGCATAGTAATTGGAAAAAATTTATAGATTCTGTAGATATATTAAAAGCTCATTATTCTCAAGAAAAAGAAATTAGGGAGAGTAAATGAGCCATAAAGTTTTACATACTGAAGAATGGTATGAGGATCATTGCGATACTTGCGAGCACAGTAAAGAACTTCATTGTTTAATTTCGAAAGAAGTAGTCATAAATGGAAAAAATAAATACATAGCATCGGGGTGTATGGTATTTATGGATAATGGACGGAGGCTTGAGGGGAATAATCCTCACCTGAGATGCAAATGTGGGGGGTTTAAGTAATGAGAAAATTAATATGGCCTACTTATGGCGGAGTATACAAGATATTAAATGTAATGAATGGTAAAGTTTATGTGGGGTCCGCTGCTAATTTTAAATCTAGATGGAAGTTTCATTTAGGCCAACTTCGTTACGGAAACCATCACTCTATAACTCTTCAAAGAGCTTATAACAAATATGGTGAAAGGAATTTTATGTTCGTAATTATAGAAGTAATAAAAGATAAAACAAAATTGAAAGAAAGAGAACAAATTTGGAAAGATTTTTATAAATCATATGATCCGAGATATGGATATGATATATGTCCTAAAGCTGAAAATTGCTTAGGAGTAAAACATACTCCAGAAACATGTGCCAAAAGATCTGTGGCCACCAAAAGAAATTGGGCAAATCCTGAATGCAGAGAAAGAATTATGACAAATCTAAAAAAAAGTCTATCCGATCCAGAATATAAATCTAAAATGGCAAAGATAACTAAAAAGATGTGGGAAAATCCAGAACTAAGAAAAAAAATGTTAGATGGCCAAAATAATAGAAAACCTCTAAGTACGGAAACCAAAAATAAAATCGCCTTTAGAAATAGAGAAATAGCCAAAGATCCTGAATGGAGAGCTAAAGTGTCCGCATCAAACAAAGGAAAAGTTAGGAGTGAAGAAGCTAGAGCTAATATGTCTATAGCCCAAAAGGGAAGGCCGAGAAAACCCCACTCTGCAGAGACTAAAGCAAAAATAGCAAAAGCTGCCCATAAACGATGGGCAAATCCTAAATTTCAAGAAAAAATGAAAAACATAATGGATAGTAAAGAATACCACGATAAAATATCTAAATCTCAAAAGATAAGATACAATAAACAAAAAGAAACTAAGCAATGAATATAAAAATAATAAATTCTATATTCAGCAAGGTTAATACTTATGAAGACGCTAAAATTTTGGCAGATTTCCTAAAATATAAAGAAACGTATTGGCGCCAAACTCAATTTAGACGAGTGGAAAAAGAATATTATAAACCATTAGTTAAAAAAGGCGAATTTTTAACCGGGTTTATTCCTAGAGTAAAAAATTATTGTATATCAAACAACATACCTATTAACATAGAGGAACCACCATTACCACTAATACCATATTTTACTGATGACCAAATAGAAAATATCACTATTCCGAGAGGACTTAAATTAAAACCGGATCAAGTCTTTGCTATAAAAAATATTCTTACGAATATACGAGGGGTAATTTTTCACCCTACCGGCTCGGGAAAAACAATAATTTTTCTATCTTTTATTTCTTTATTTCCTGATTTAAACAGTCTTATTGTAGTAAATACTAAAGACATATTAGAGCAAACATTTGAACGCGCCTCTGAGTTTTTTCCCAAAGAAGTAGGCAAACTGGGGGGAGGATATAATTCCCCAAATAGAATAACTATAGCGACGATTCAAACATTAAAAGATATTCCATCGGATAGTTTATTTTTCAAAGAAATAGATATAGTAGTAATCGACGAAACTCATCACTGCGCTAGATTTTCAAAACCGTTTAGTACGGAGGGTGGTGGATCCTACGCTAAAGTATTATCATCAATTGATTGCCCATTCAAAATTGGGTTTACTGCCACCCTCCCTCATGAGGGGAAAGGACAACTAGCACTTGAAGGTTACATAGGGCCAGTCATTTCAAAAAAGAAAATTTCAGAGGTGGAAAGATTGGCAAAAATAAAAGTTATTCTAAAAAAGTTGCCCATTACGTTGGCCGCTAGAGAAGCGAAGTCATATCAGGAAGTATATAAATATTCCGTAACGTTCAATAGCCGACGCCATAAACTAGTTCTACAAACGGCTGATAATTTAGTAAAAGCTGGCAGAACCGTACTTATCATCGTATCACTTGTACAACATGGAAATAATATTCTTGATATGGCACATAGATTATTTCCTCATCTACGAATTGAATTTGTTTGGAGTAAGATACCTGGAACCACTCGTACAACAATAAAAAAAGATTTAAATGAAGGATTGGTAGATGTAGTAATTGCAGATGCAGTTTGGAAAGAAGGGGTCGATATTCCTACATTAGGGGCAATTATAAACGCTGCCGGAGGAAAATCAGAAATTAATACAATACAATCCCTCGGGAGGGGATTGCGCACCGTTCCTGGAATAAAAGATGATGTTATTTTGGTAGATATTCTAGATATTAGTTCACGCTATTTAGTTGAGCATTTTGGACTAAGGTTAGTTTTATATTTTGACGAGGGATGGATGGGAAATGAACAATTTTAATAAAACATATATTATTTATAAAACTACAAATTTAATAAATAAGAAGATTTATGTCGGAAAAGATGAGCATAATAATTCCATTTAATAGAGATAAACGATGGCAATGAATATACCCATAGAAAAAATATTACCTACCATTATGGTAATACTAGCATTAGGATCTTCTATTGGGTACGCTATCAAAGGGATATCAGAATGGAGAATGGCCCTATATTGGCTTGCTGCGGCTACTCTAAATTATGTAGTAACGTGGTGAGGAGGATAAGATGAAATATGGATGCTACCACGTTATAACGGAACAAGCTGAAAATGCATTACCATATTGCCAAATATGCGCCCCAGAATATATCAAATCCTTCCGCAACAAACTAGACCGGAGTAAGTTAGCATCTGAATTTATCTACAAACATACAGTGTCCTACCTTCATCCAGATAAGACAAGATCCCTTCGGTGGGACGAATTAACCGATGACCAAAAGGAACCTTATTATCAAGATGCCGACGCACTCATTAAATATTTCGAGGGGTAAAATAATGAAAATTAAATTGAAGACTAAAATTGAAAAAGAAATTACAGTAGACGTAGAATTCCCCATTTATGTAAAACATGATTGTAGCGAGGATGATTATGAATCCATTCACTATATTAAAAGAGAATCTGAAACTATGCATATAGAACTTCATAAATCCCATAGTTATATTTCTGGCGGTACATTATACGAATTGGAGATAAGCAAACGTAAAGTGAATGGTACTGCCGATTACTTTTTAGGCACCGGAGAATTTAAATCCAGCAAAAAAGAATTTGAATCTGTACTAAAGGAATTCAAAGAAAAACTTAATTCAATATCATAATAAGAAAAAGAGTGTTAAAAAGAAAGGAAAAATAATGGAAAAAGTATTCGTAGCTAGACATCCATTGACCTATATCAAAGACGTAAAGTTTCATACAAATGCAGATTGCCCTTCATTTCGAAGAGCAGACCCAAGATACAAAACAAGCGTAGATAGAAACGAAGCTGAACAACTATATAGATATTGCAGACTATGTGAAAATCATAGGACAAAACGTGGACATAAATAAAGTAGGAAACATTGAGGTTGGTTCTATAGTAAAAATAACGCGTGTTGGGGGAAACTTTATTTTTGCTAGAATAGAAAAATTTACCCCGAACATAATACCAGATTGGTATAATATGGATTTTACTATAATTTTTTTCTCCCCAGAACAATGTTCTAAAATGTCTTGGGTATTAAGAGCACCACAAATAAATGGAGAACAGTTTGAAATGGGGGATAAAAAAATGATTATAGATTTAATACTTCCCCCCATAGGAACTTCTGCCGAAACTCCTACAGAAATAGCAAAAGAAATGCCAAAAGAGGGAAAAGTGATCCCCTTCAAAAAAAACACACAATGATCTACGTCGATGAATTAAAAGAATATGATTGGGTAGTTTGGGGGAAAGAAACTGCAAATTGCCATATGTTCACTGACGGAGATTTAGAAGAACTACATATCTTTGCAAATAAGATAGGAATGAAAAAAGAGTGGATTCATAATAGCAAACACCCTCATTATGATCTCACTCCATCTAAGAGAAAATTAGCAGTAGAATATGGAGCCAAAGAAATTACTACTAAGGATTGGATGAAAAGGGAAAGAGCAAAAATAATATCAGATGCCATGGCCAAAGTGGCATTTGAAATATTAGACCCTGAATTTTCTAATATTGAGAAAAAAATATTAGCTAAAATAGATGGAATAAATAATATAGGGGAATTCATAGTAAATGAGCCAGAAGCAGAAATAATGGCTGCTAATCATCTAATAGCTATAAACATAAAAAGAGATGAAAAAGGAAAAATTGTCTCCCTTATATGGGGAGGATATAAATTCAAAGTTAGTCAATTTATTCCAACAAGAGACAGTAATGAATGATTTAACCATAGCCCTGTTTGATGTAGTATCCTATCTGAACGATAAAGGAATATCTTTCAATTCTGAGAGAATGGATCGAGGATGGATTGGTATTTCGTGTCTGTGGTGTTCGGATTCGGGGGAACACTTGGGAGTGAATATCAACTCAAATTTTGTCTCCTGTTGGAAGTGCGGGAAAAAAGGGAGTATCGCTAAACTGGTAAAAGCAATAGAGAACCACGTCACTTTTTCTGAAACTTTAGAAGTGATTGAGAAGTATCAAGACTTTAACCGGATGGGATTATTCAATCTTCCAGAAGAATCTAATTCTAAGATATCTCATTTAAAAATACCTAAAAATTTTATAAAATTATCTTGGCCGATTGTTCCTGATATAGTAATAAAATTCTTGGTCAAAAGAGGATTTGATCCAGAAGTGTTCATAAGAAGTAGAGAATTTTATTATGGTGGGCACGTAGGTCATTTTAAATTTCGTTTAATTCTCCCAATAACACTTCGAGGACGATTAGTGACTTGGGTGGGTCGAGATGTAACGGGGAGGTCAGAAATAAAATATAGAAATCTTGAGGAGGAAAAGAGCATTTTACCAGCAAAAAACACACTGTATGGATTTGACGAAGCCCCCCCAGGGAGTAACCTTCTGGTTGTAGAGGGGCCTATTGATCAATTGAAGTGTGGTGCCGGCTCCGTAGCCACTTACGGAACGGCGTGGACTGACCGACAAGTTACTCTACTGAGGGAACTAAATCCCCAGAATGTAACCATACTGTACGATAGTGAAATAGAAGCTCAGAAATCCGCTAACCGCTTGGCAAGGATGATATGGTGGTGCCCCTGCGAGATAGTTATGCTAAATAATGTGAAAGATCCCGGAGAATTAACGGTGGAGCAGGGGAAAGAGTTGATGGGATCGTTACGATGAAAACCAAAATAACCAACATAGAAAAAGTATTTGCTCTAGCAGATTCCATCGATATTGAAGAAGGAAAAGTTGCCTACGCAAGATATAACAAAATGCTAAAAAGCATAGCCGATTACTATGAATTTGGATTCTGTCAAACAGTCGCCACTTTCGTTGCTCTATCCCCAAATAATGATTACCAAGGAAATTTACGATCTCTAGTCAGTATTATGATTGGGGCCAATAAAAAAATATCCCCAAAAGAAATCACTGTATCTACCTACAATCAATGCAGAAATAGAGCGTATGATTTTTTAGTGGGAAATAAAGATTTCTTAGCAGAAACGGACGGAGTGAAAACTAGAAATTTTTACTTGAATATTCTATACCCCAAAAATCCTAAATATATAACACTTGACGGACACATGTGTTCTATTTATTCTGGTAGACGATATCGAATGAAAGAAGTAGCGGAATTGAAATTAGTGTCTTCCCTGAAAAGATACAATGAAATGGCCGAAGCATTTTTCAAAGTAGCTAAAAAACATAAATTATTGCCTAATCAATTACAAGTTATTTTATGGTTTACTTGGAAGAGAATAGAGAATATAGTATTTTTCCCGCAGTTAAGTCTGTGGAATGAGGGAAATCATTGGAATATTACTAAAGATCCTAGTGTAATTCAACCATATAAAACGGGGGGGAATAGAAATGGACAAAAAAACTGATAAAACTATTCAAGATTTAGAAGCTAGAATTGCAGAGTTGGAGGGGAAAAATAAAGTAAAAAATATAATAATGGCTGTTCAAGACGAAGGGATTTTGGTCCTAGAAATAGACTTAAATAAAGAATTTGGGGAATCCAAATCTGGAAAAAGTATCACGGTCGCCAGCACGGGAGGATTCCTTCGCATTCCAAATCACGAAGAGTTTTCCATCAATATAAATGTAGTCCAAAAAAAGTAGTTTTACATGCTCAGACGGATTCACCATTCCGACAGGGGGGTCGAAAAAAGGATACTTACGGGTATAATCATATCCGATAAGATTGCTGCACACCTTCTACCATTTTCCGACCCAAATATTTTCGAGTTGGAAGTCAGCAAAAACATAATTAGATGGGTTATTGAATATTATGATAAATATAAAGTAGCTCCAAAGAAGCATATCAAAGATTTATATGAAACAGAAAAAGGGAAACTCAAACAGGGATTAGATGAAGAGGTTGGATTATTCCTGACTAAACTATCAGAAGAATATTTATCAGAAGGAGGCCCTGACGGAATCAATGAAGATTTTATTATTGATAAAGGGAGGGAATATTTAAAAACCCGTCATTTACGGAGGGTTGCTGAGGGGATTAATTCTCTGTTAGATATTGGAAAGAACGAAGAAGCAGAAAAATTCTACGAAAACCATAAAAAGATAGTTGATGCTATTTCGTATAATTGGTCCAAACCATTAGATGACTCTACTTTTTTAAATTCAGTTTTCGAAGAAAAAGACATTCCGTTATTTAGAATGAAAGGCAAGTTAGGAGATTTATTAGGTGATTTATATAGAGGATGGTTGGTAGCTGTAATGGGGCCAATGAAACGTGGAAAAAGTTTTTCGTTACAAGATTTTGCATTCGATGCTATGTTATCTAGAAAAAGAGTAGTTTACATGTCCTTCGAAATGAAAGATAAACACCAAGCCGTCAGAATATATAAACAACTTGGTGTTATGGGGGAAGGAGAAGAAAATCAAGAATATATTTTCCCTTGCTTCGATTGTTTAAATAATCAAGATAACTCTTGCAATAACGTCCAAAGGATGAATAGAGAAAATCGGCCCCCTAAATTCGACCCTAAAGCCCCCGGACAATATAAACCCTGTACGGCCTGTAGGTCGATACCCGGAGGGGGCAATTTCTTGGCTACAACGTGGTTCTTCACGGCAGATCGGCCTAAATTAACGTTGCCTAATACCCGTAAAGAGATTAAAAAGTTTCAGAAGATGTTTGGAAAAAACTTATTAAGAATCATTAGTTTCCCCGCTTATTCAGCTACCATGGCTGACGTAGAAGAAAGCCTGGATGAATTAGAAATGGTAGAGGGTTTTATTCCTGACGTCATTATTACAGACTATGCCTCCATTATACGACCAGAACAAAAATATAATGATCCTAGACACGAAGTGGATGACGTATTTAAAGCCCATAAAAGATTAGCCCAAACTAGATCAGCCTTAGTAGTAACCGGGGCGCAATCATTGGGGGTAGGCAGATCGGCGCTTAAAAAAGATATGCAAGATGAGGGGGATATCGGAGTAAATGCTTATATCCTTGCACACGTTGATATTATGATGACATTAGATCAAACACCCGACGAAAAAGAGAGGGGAGTATGGAGAATGGGGGTTATCGAACATAGATGGAAACATTTCAATAAAAGACGACAAGTAATGGCTTTACAACAACTGGAAACAGGAATGCCCGTTTTGGATACAGAAATTATATTTTATGATGGAAATAAAAGTGGGGAGAAAAAGAAAGATGAGTAACTTTAAAAGTATTATCCAAAATTACGTAGTAGATAAAAATAATAAAAATAACATAGGTTTAAATATTTCCGTAGGAAAAAATTTAGGTTGGGACACCTCCTTTTTTCTTTCAGAGCTAATAAGTTATCAATTTCTTTTAGAAAACGATCAACGCATTTTACTGGGGGAATCTTTTTTCGTAGGCAGAAAATTTATAAAAAAAAGAACTGGGTTAAGCCCATATAAACAAAAAATAGCAACCAGAAAACTAATAAACGTGGGAATTTTATCTGTAAAAAGAATAGGGTTTCCCCCAAAAAATAAATATTCAATAAATTTTGATTATTTAGAAAAATTCTTATTAAAAACAAAAGAACCGTAGATTAAAAAATTTAATCTATAAACAAATAAAAATATATAATAAAAATATAAACGATCTCTACTAGGGGGAAAATAAATGAAAATTGGGGAACTTTTCAATCCTAATATAACTTTTGATGGAGTTAAAATCCCCTATGCCATTTCCAGAAATCCTGATTTATCTTCCTCCGCTAAACTTTGCTACGGCCAACTAGCTAGATATGCGGGGGAAAAAGGATTTTGTTACCCGTCACAAAATACTTTATCAAGAGAATTAGGAATATCAGAACGACAAATTAGAAATATTCTTAAAGAACTAGAGAGTGGGGGTTTCATTATATTAATAGCTCCTACGGGGATAGAGAGAGTAAAACATTTTCATAATAATTATGTATTTCCTTGGCACCCTTTCTTCGAGGATCAAATCAAAATGAATATATCTTATACCGAGTGTAAAAAATTAACCTATGGACCGGAAAATGATTTCCGGTCTGGAGCGGAAAGGTTTTCCGGTCCTAGTAAAGAACTAAAAGATCTAAATCTAAAATCTAAAGAACCAGAGTCTTTAAGTTCGAAAGAACTTCGTTCTTTCTCTCATAAAGACTCCTCGGTTTCACCAGAAGCGGGTGAAACCGGTATGAATGGTTTAAGTCTAAATTCAACCCTCTCTTTAATCAAAAGAAAAATAAATTCTCCGATTGTTTTTGAAAAACCCCCCCGTCAACAATATAGAAAAGAAACGTTAGATATTATTAATTATTGGAATAGTTCCCCCGGATTACCCCATCATCACATTCCTCCAATCAATGGACAAGGATATGGTTTTCCCACAAAAACATTTTTAAATATAGTTTCTACTATAGAAAAAGTATTGGACGGGGAATTTTTTATAGGAGAGGGTTTAACTGATAATAAGAAGTATTCAAAAGAAGAAATAATTTCAGGGATAGATAAATATAAATTAATGGCTACTAATTTGGATTATCAACCCATAAATAAATCATTTTTTAAAAACTTGGGATTAGCTACTTTTTTTTATAATCGTTTTGCTTCATTGATTAAGAGTCAATTTTTGTATTGTTTGGAAAATGAACCCAAACCAGTCACCTCCGTTGTAAAGAGTGAAAAAGAAAAGAACCCCCAAACCACAATTTGGTTAAAAGAAATCTATATTGATAAAGTTTTATTGGGAATTCCTAAGAAACTTACTCGACTAGAAGAAAATCAATTTATTAGAGGAGCCAATCGTTTATTTGATATTCCAAGACAATTGAATCCTAGATTAAATTTGTTAACGGGGCCTCGTGAATGGGTGGAAATTTTCATAAACGCCTTAATAGATCATTGGAAAATGGATAAAATGCAAATAGGCCGTGTTTGTTCTGATCATTCGTTTAGTATTGTTCTGCCCCAATACCTACATAAAAAAGGAAGAATTGAACCAGAAAGTTTTTCTAGTAAGGGAATACATCCATATCAAAAAGATAGAGGATAAATTATAATGAACGAACCAGAAAATATTTGGGGTAAATTATCTGATATCTCGATAGCAAGAATTCAGAATTTTGAACCTCCTGATGGGTACTACATCGCATTTTCTGGTGGAAAAGATTCTGTGGTGATATTGGATTTAGTTAAAAGAGCAAAAGTTAAATTTGATGCCCATTATAATTTAACTACGGTGGATCCCCCTGAATTGGTTAAGTTTATTCGTGATCAACACCCTGAAGTTCATATATCGTACCCCGAAATAAGTATGTGGGGCTTAATAGTAAAGAAAAGAATGCCTCCTACCAGAGTAGTACGATATTGTTGTGGATATCTGAAGGAGAGAGGGGGGGGGTCCGACAGATTAGTGATGACTGGAATTAGGGCACAAGAATCAAATAAAAGATCCAAAAGAGGAATGGTAGAAATTTGTAGACGAGATCATAGTAAAAGATATCTACATCCTATTATTGATTGGTCTATTGGCAACGTTTGGAGTTATATAAAATTCAACAATTTATCGTATTGTAAATTATATGATGAAGGATTTAAAAGATTAGGTTGCATTATGTGCCCATTACAGACTACTAAGCAAATGATAAGAGATGGGGAAAGATGGCCAAAATATAGAGAAGCGTATATTAGGGCTTTTCAAAGATGTATAGATAAAAGAAATATAGACGGATTGAAAGTAACCTCTGGTTTTTCTAAATGGGAAACTGGAGAAGAAATGATGAAATGGTGGCTAAATCAGAAAGAGTCGGATAAGAATAAAATAATAAATGATAAGGAAGGGGGATTTTCAATATTCTGTCTTCTGAACGAAGAAGAAAACGATCAATAGTAATTTAATATGATTTCGTGGGGAATCCTGTAGTAATAACTACAGGGGAAAAAGGCCGGGGAAGGTGGTGGTTATGCATGGCATCTGGGGTGTATAGAATCACAAACAGGGAAAATAGAAAAATATATGTGGGGTCTACTAAAGATTTGTTTGGTAGATGGAACACCCATTTGCGATTACTTCGTAAGGGGATCAACCCTTGTCTTCGCCTTCAAGAAGCCTATAATGAATTTGGGGAAGAAGCATTTGTTTTTATGATAATAGAAATTGTTAAAGACAAATACAAATTGAAAAAAGAGAACAAATTTGGATAGATTACTATAAATCATATCTTCCAGAAAATGGATATAATCTTTGCAGAATAGTTGCATCTTCGTATTGGTTTGATGAATCAAAACAAAGGTTGAGTTTAACCAGAAGAGGAGAAAATAATAATAGGTGGGGTAAACACCATAGTGAAGAAACTAAAGAAAGAATAAGATTATCCAACTTAGGAAAACGACGCACCGAAGAAAATAATAGGAATAATAGTTTAGCAAGGAAAGGAAAACCTCTGCCTGAAGAAACTAAAAGAAAAATGAGAGAAAAATGGTTAGATCCTGAGTATAAAAAAATGAGTGTAGATAAGATAAGAGAAAGATGGGCAGATCCCAATTATAAAAAGATGGTGTTGGATAAAAGAAAACAAAAACAATTACTTGTAGCAAAGGGGTGACTATGTCAGAAAGGAGGGGTGAATATTTTACTAGCAGCAACTTTAAGTTATCCCTATTTGTTGGCTGTAGTATGCAGTAGTACAAAAACTCTATTGGAGGGCAAAGTCATGCCGAATTTTGACCCGAAGCTCGTGAAGAAAATTGTTCACAGTAAGTTAATCGCATGTGCTACAGAAGTTGGGGTCAAGAATGCAGACAAGGTTTCCAAGGAACTTTTGATCCCTGCGTTTCTTGACGCAGTGGAAAAGGCCGAGGTGGATGCCCCTGGAACCTTCAATGCAAATATTATCAACCTGTACAATGAGATTCTGACTACTTTGGGTCTGGATCAGGGAGAGGAAGCCCCCCCAGAGACAGAACTGGAGCCGCCTCCTGCTCCTGAGCCGCCCCCCCCGCCTCCTCCAATTGCAGCCCGTCGTGTTGGACGTCCTCCTGCGGCTCCTGCCCCGGCTCCTGCTGCTCCTGCCCCTGTAGCGAGTACCCCAGCCCCGGCTCCCCCGGCACCGGCTACGACAGCACCTACCCCAGTAGCAGCTGCTCCTGCTGTGGCAAAGGCCCCGGCTTCCGCAAAGGCCCCCAAGCCCCCCAAGGAGAAGGTTGCTCGGAAGGGTCCGACTCCCAAAGCGTTCAATCGTTGGTCATCTTTGGGGGGCACTCTTACTGCGTTAAAAACGGGGACTATCGAGGAGTTGGTAGCGTCGGCTAATCAGCATTATATTGATCAGGGCGGAAAGAATAACGCAAAGGAATCTGCTACGGTGGTGAAGTCCTCCTTGAATGTTTTAGAAAAGATGGGGGTAGTCACTGTGGCCAACGGGTCGTTCACGGTTAATTGA